TGAACAATTCTTCTGTTTTTTTCTGAAAATACTCAGAGCGCTTTTGATTCTCCTCTTGAACATTTTGCGATTGTGATATATACTCCTTGTAGGCGTTGTAAGACTCTAACTCATCATCATTGACAGGACTACCAGTTGACTCAACCGGGACCTTGTATGTCTCCTTCAATTCGTTAAAATATTTCTTTGCCTTAGCAAGTTCTCTTTTCTTTGCGATCTTCTTCTGCTTAATCTCGGACTCACTGTCTAGTTCATCATCATAAGAAAACTTCTCCCCCATAAGATATTCAATATCTTCTGAATCAAGGTCTTCCTCCGTAGACGCATAATAATCACGCAATAACTGATCTGGTTTCATTTGATCAAAATCAGCCTGTAGCTTCATAAAATCATTGATACCTCGACCGGTTTCTTTTTTATAATTTAAGAACGCAGACACATCCTCTGGTAACTCCTGTGTTTCCTTAGAAAACAAATCGTCAACAGATGCAATGTCTTTGTCATATTTACTCTTAATAAATGAAAGAACGTCCTCTTCACCGAATTCTTCGGCTTCACTGACAACCTCTTCGTCAGTAGTAACTTCTTCTTCTACAGGTTGTTGATCAACTTCTTTTGTTTCTTCAACATCCGTAGTAGTCTCTTCGTGCTGTTCCAATAAAGTTTCTTCAACTTCTTGTACAGACTTTTCTCCGGGCCCTGGGACCGCTTTTACTTTTAATTCCATATTTAATTTGATTTAAAACGCAAAAATACGCATTATTTAATTTAATTTATTAGCGAGGTTCAAATTCCGCTAGGTCAAAACCATCCAGTGTATCCTCGTTTGATTCAAAGTTTATTGGAGGTAAATCCTTCTGTCTTTGTTCTATCAACTTAGATTGCTGTGTGTTCTGTTTACTTATTCTATTATCCTTAGATTTTTCCTTTAAATCTTCCCTGTCACTTAATGCTTTAACTTCAACACCTTTTAATTGCATGTTTAAGTCAAACTCAAGTTTCATTAATTCAGACTTTATTTGCGCTTCTCCACGCATTCTCTCAATATCAAATCCTGCCTTTGCTTGCGCAATCTGCATCTCTGACTGAGTCTCCATCTGGAGTTTTTGAGCCGCCGATTGAGCCGCCATTTGTTGAGATTGCATCTGGCCTTGTTGTTGAGATTGCATCTTCTGCATCTCATACTCTTGCCTCTTCTTCTCTTTTTTCTTTCTCTTAACCTTTAGTAATTGGTTAGCTAGTTTTGTATCTCTAACCTCTCTTATATCAATAGCATCATCAAGATCAATAGAATCTCTAGATAGTGCAACCTGTATGTTTGCCTCTAACTGTTGCTTTTCTTCTTCATCTGGAGCCATTTCTATAAATATACCAAAGTCATATATATGTAAGTCTTTTATATCGTTAAGAAGGTCTACGTTATACTTACCAATCTGCATAACAAACTCCTCCTTGTAAGGGTAATACTCTAGTGCATCAGATATTCTAGATGACAAGGCCACAGCTAAATCTCTACTGATATCTAAGCTAGCATCTAGTATGTGTCTTGTTGCTGTGTTACTATTTAATGCGGCCATTTTCTGTAAACCAACCAATGAATTTGGATCTGGCATAGAGCCGTCTCTTGCTTCATTTAGCCCTGAAACATCTCTAAGCATCTGAAGGTAGTGATTGTAACTACCTATTAAGCTGGATATTTTCCCTTGTGCTGAGTTCTTAGCTAGCTCTTGAATTGGAACCCTAGCATTATTAAAGTCTCCGTCTCCAGTGAAACTTCTGCCTATTACACTACCTGTTTGGAAGTATAACCTTAGTGCGTCCTCTGGATTGTAAGCAGAACCATTACCTAAATCAACCTCATTAAGTCCATCAGCGTCAATAAATACACCGTCCGGTACAACCTTCTGTATAACTTGCTGAAGCTTCATGTGGGTCATCTGTATAAGATCAGCAAATGGAATCATACGTCTTAATGTAGACTCTATCTTGCCTTTGTACATTCTAGGTGCACATGCAATATAATTAGGGGTAGCATGTTGAGAGGCAGACTTAGGTCTAACCATGTTCTCAGACATATTCCACTTAAGTATTATGTTTGTTCCCATAACCATAACACCCTCATACCAAACGTCTATAGTTTTCTCTACCTTGTCAAACCCTCTTTCTTCCATCATTTCTGCTGGAGGATTGAACTCATCGTCTTTCTGTATTACTTTCTCACCCTTCTGCTTGTAAACAAACTTCTTAGTGGTCTTGTAGTTATAGTAAAGCAAGGTAACTGTGTCATTGTTAAATAACGAATTGTTATAAAACTGAGTAGCATTAAAGTGGTCATGCCACTGTGAGCTTGATTGTGCGATCTTTTCTAGATCATCTTTACTTAAATCTGGATCTATTTTAAGTACCTCATTTATAGGGACTGTTTTTACCTCACCCCAGTAAAAGCAATCCTTAAAGTTTGGATCCTCTGTGTAGCTATATACCACATTAGCAGGGTCTACGTACTTAGCTACAACACCTGCCCCTGGCAAGAATTCATGCTTAGTAATTCCAATCCCTACCGTGGTTAAATCATATATTACTCTTTTTCTTGTATCTTCATAGTGGTTCTCAGATAGTACAGTGTTTATTGCTGCTTCTTGAGCTAACTCTATTGATGACTTATAATTAAGCTGCATGTGCAGTGTAAGCTCGTCATCATCAGCTGGTAAGTCATCAGGACTAGTGTTGAATGCATCAACGTTAAAGTCCTCTTTTATTTGACTAAGCAAGTCTTTTGAAACCATATCGGCCTCAATGCTTTCTTGGTATTTGTTTCTGTTATCTGCAGATAACGCATCTTGAGCGTATGCCTTTACATCAAACAACCTATCTGACATACCGTTTACTACAATGTCAATAAACTTAGGTATAATAGGGACGGGTGTCCAGTCTAAGTTTAAGTGCGACAAATCACCGTCTATTGATAATTCATTCTTATATTTTCCAACAGATTGCTCTGCTCTTGCGTAAAGCCTTAATTTATGGAAAGAATCCCATTGATCGTAAAACTTAGAACCTCCATTGTCTTTTCTGAACCATTCATACTGAATCGCCTGACCTATCTTTAGACCAAATTCATTGGTTTTCTTTACAGAATCAGGAACATATTGACTTGGAAAAGAAGATGGGTTAATAGATATATTTATCTCTTTCATCTAATTAATTTACTAGATATTCCGTTATTATTATATCTTGCAAAGTTAATGCTTATTTTGGACTCTTTTTTAACGTTTTTGTACAGGTGCTGCTGGTTAGCCATTACAGCTAATCCTGAACTTATTGAGGCATCAAACTTAGTCCTGTTGTTTATATCAAACCTTGCCCAATCTTGTAATGTTCTACTGAAATACATTGCCCCCATCTCATCAGGAGACCTATAAACACCTTCAGTGTCGATGCCAACATATTTCTCTATAAAGGTTTCAATAGCGGCTGCGTGAGCTTGTTTTACTGCCTCAGATGAGTTAGGTATACCACCTAGCTCTTTTTCGGAGCCTGAGAGCTTCCTAGTGGCTTTATCTGGCCTATTTAGTGAGTAATGTCTATATCCTCTATTCTTGAAGTGATAAAGAAGCCTAGGCTTATTGTTCTCTGCTAATATAGGCATCCCATAAAATACACAAGCCATTAGAACATCTTCAAAAAATAGCTCAGCAGTTTGAGGTCTTGCTACGTATTCTAAAAAGAACTCATTAACTGGTGCGTCATCCATGTGAAACTTAGTTAAACCGTGTAGCGCTCCATTAGATCCACCGCCGCCAACTGTTCCTGATATATCATATGAATCACAACCAAATGACCCTAAATGAGAATTACCAGGTATCTTAAGACCGTTCTTACGCTCCTGTCTATTCTGTAGCAAACTATTAGGTAACCAAGAAACTAAAAACCTCCCCCTAGAATCTGGAGACCATACAACCTTTGTGTCTACCTTACCATTTTCCCAATGAAAAGACCCCCTAGTTAAAACCCTGTCTTTTATTAAGTTATCGTTATAATCTATTTGCTGGTAAATCTTTGTAAGGTTAAATATAGAGGCCTTGCTCTCATCTCTAAACGCATGAGACTCTGTCCTTGAAAATTGTCTGTAGAACTCGTTTAATGCATCCGGATCTCCCTTTAGAGAGTCTACCTCTGCCTTCCAATAATCAATCGCACCATTCTTTATCATAGAACCGTCGACACCCATAACAGGTTTTGATGGCTTATAAAAAACAGGCATTCCATACCTATCTATAAACCCTTCCATATTCCACTCCATAGGGATGAAAAGTGAATACATACCGCTTTTAGTTTGACCATTTGAGTTTCTATCTGATGGGTTTGAGTCGTTATATAGCTTCTTGAAGTTGTCACCACCTTTATCTAGTGCGTTTGATGTTGATCCCATTAAACACTTACCAATTATCTTACTACCCAAACGTAAACAAGTTTTTGTTACACGCCAGTTATTTAGTATGTTATTTGGCTTAACCCATTTACCACTCTCATCATGCACGAGTAGCAATAGCTTCTCCCCATCATAACTGTTATCGTCTGTATTTTTCCAGTCAATAGTTGTATCAAGACCCGTTAATCCAGAGTTATCAATATCATACATATTCTTCTTAGAAATCTTTGATGCTGGTACACGATATGCTAATTCAGTCTTTGGTTTATCCATACCATCTTGCACTGGCTTAAAAAAGAAAGGGTAATTACTAGATATAGGAACAACCTTATCAGTGAACATCTTCTTAGCATCTGAACCAGTCTTAGACAATATACCTACCCTAGCGTCTTTTGCTAGTGTTGCAGTATTAACACTTTCTGAGGAAGACATAAAAGAAAACCCTGAACGTCTTATCTTTAAATAAACCATCCCAAAACTCCTATTATCAGCCTTGCAAGCCTCCCAGTATATAAAAAATATACGGTTAGCCTCACGAAAATCTGCGTTACCCACATCTATTTTTGTCCATTGAAGGTACATATAGTGAGTACCTGTAATATATGTAGGTGTACCATTATTGTAGAACCAGTAACCATTCTCACGACGATCAAACTCAGACTCTATATAGTCTACCCACTTTGACTTAAATTCTTTAGGAGATTCATTCCACTGAAATATAGATTTTATCTGCTTTAATTGCTTTGGATATTCATAAACCTCCCAGTATTGATCCTCCTTCTTTTGTGATCTTTTATATACATCAGAAGGTGTTGAAGGTAGGGCTATATTTATATTGTTTATACTTATAACATCCCCAACAGTTCCATCCCTAGATATAACCACAACATCATACTTTTCGTTGTAACCATACTCAAAAGTCTTAGCCTTGTTTTTTCGCTTCAACACAGCTGAAGGTATAATGTCAACGACCTTATATAAGTCCTTATTTAGCTCTTCTTTCTGCAAAACTATTCATGTTTTTAGTTGGTGTCTCAGATTCATCTATTAAGGCTTTCTCAGACTCAATTCTAGACAGTATCTCAAATGCGTCAAATATAGCAAGCTTTTTGGTTGCTGCTGCGTTCTTTAACTTGTCAGCCGCTAACTCATCATCTTCTCCATACTTTATGATATGCTCTTCAGCTACCTTTATTAACTGCTCTACGGCTTTGTGCCCTGCCTTTATTATCCTTAACTTAGTTTCTTTTGAGTTCATATGATCTTTTTTAAAAAACAAACCTGTATTAATCTTGCATCATCCCCAATACCAAAGTTATGTAAAGAATTTCTAGAATGCTTTACATGTGAAGGAAATATGAAAAGAGAATTGTGCTTTGCTTTACATATAAAAACCTCTTTATTGTCTTCATCGTATAGTGTTGTTCCGTATCCACTTGGATACGTTTTATTCAAATATAATATAGCGGTTAAATCCCCCATCATTTCATCTGTATGAATAAAATTAGGTTCTTCCTGATTCAAAGGAGATCTTCTAACAAAATTTAATACCGGGGAGTAATCCGTGTATTTATCTGAAAGAAACTCAAATAGTTCATCTAGACCTCTCTGACGAACATTCTTAAATAAATCATCTCCAATTTGAATATCTTGAAAGCCTTTATCAATTATATCAAAAACATAACTATCTATGTCTTTTATTACATTTTCATATATAGATACGTTCATAGCTTCATTGTTATACTGCTAGTAAACACTCGGTATAGTTTCTCTCCTTCAATATTAAACTCGTACTCACTATCAGGCTTAAAAGAAACCAAGTCCCCTTCGTTTACTCCTAAAGATAATAATTTATTATTTGTATATTTTATAACACCAACAAGTGGTTGCTCAACTCCAGGTACGTGTAAGTAGAAATCTTCCTTAGGAACAGGTTTTACAAAACAAAACTGATCCTCAGTTTTCCACTCATCCTTGTGTTTATACAAGAAGTACTGGTAATCATCAACAAGGAATAGATCATCCTTAAAGAAGCTCTTACCGCTCTTTTGACGACCCTTCATGTCATTATAATATTTGAAAACATTGTGGTGCACTATAATAGTATCTCCAGGCTCGATTTCGCCTTCATATCCTATAGGCGTTTCTACTACCTCGGCATATCTATTAGATACGGTATGATCCTCCTGAGACGTGCTGGTTATAAAGTCAATACCACCAATCTCTTTTACGTTATCATACCTTCTACCATTGTACGGACGTACAATAAAGTTAAAGGGTGATTTCATTTATTTAATTTACGAGCCGCAACCAATACAGTCTATACTAGAATCTGTAGGCTTAACTCCATTTAATTTCATTTCAATATTATGAATCTCATCAGCAATATTCATTTGCTCAATAAAATCCTTAGTTTTTGACTTCTTGGCTCTAAGATCTTCTAGAGCTACAATCATTTCATTCTTAGTCATACTAAAAATTAATGTTATATTCAATTGAAGCAGGCATGTTCTTGTTAAACTCTTTCCATAGAATAACCTCATCTTGCCTTTCTATCCAAATCTTATATGAGTCTTTGTCAGAATCATACTGGATTAAATGTATAATATATTCCTTATTTAAAACCTCTTGGCCGACTATGTAATGCATTGCACTTGATTTATAGTCCGCACCAAGAGAAATCTTTCTTATTTCCATTAAGTTAATCTTATCTGCACTATATTTCCGTTTCTGTAAAGCTCACCTATGTCGACGCCTCCGGCTGCTGCTGCTGTGTCATCTGCGTAAGATGATGAAGCGGCTAATGCATTCATTAAAATTTTAGTTGAATCGCCACCCAAGGCTATTGTGTCTGCGGATGTTACCGTTGCGTTCTTACCTATAGCTACAGAGCTTTCTCCAGACGATCTAGCGGCGTCTCCTAAGGCTACAGCTTTGTCAGCCTCTGCTACAGAAGTATGACCTATAGATACCGTTCCTTCCCCTAAAGAGTAAGCGTCGTTACCTAAGGCTACACCACCTTGGTGATCCCCTCTGAAAGGTGTTGCTTCTTCAAAAACTACCAGTTCCCCTTGGATTGGTCGTATACCTGGTGCAGCTACAGTTAAAGTTGCTGAGTTATTTCCGTTATCAGTAAATGTTAAGACCTCAATTCTAGGGTCTGGAACATCAAGGTTCTCTCCATATCTCATGAATAGTCCAGCCTCAACTGTTCCTACAATTCCCTCTATATCAAACGTAGTTTGGTCGTTAGGGAATGTTGCCACTAGCTTAGCAGCTCCAAAGTTTCCAGCTGATGCATTGTGCCCTAAAGCAACCGCTCCGTCACCACCAGTAGCACTAGTGTGTCCACCTGCAAATGAGCTCTGACCCAAGGCTAATGACTTATAGTTAGCAGCCATAGCGTGTCTACCAGCTGTGTAAGTACCTTTACCTAATGTTACAGAGAACTCTCCATCAGTTACACTTTCGTATCCAAGAGCGAAAGAATAATCCGCCTTAGATGTTGATCTAGTAAACGCAATTGACTCTAATCCCTGTGTATCGTTATTTAATCCTATACCCACACTATTTACACCTGTACCATGCTTAAGCAATGAGTCTGTTAGTACTGTTCCGCCTGCTCCCCATAGAACACCAGAGTTCTCAGTACCAGATCCTGTTACGTTGTTTGGTATTAATCCAGATAGATCTACCCACTGAACTTGTGAACCAGTAGACGTTAATATTTGACCTGAAGTACCTACGCTATCAGATGTATCTTTTATACCGTCTCTAAATTTACCAGTACCCAAGACCTCTAAATTCTGTGTAGACATCGGTGTTGGAGCCCCTACGTATAAAGTGGAGTTGAGTATGCCAGTTCCGATGAATGTTTCGCCGCTAGAATTATCCTTATTAATATTGAAATAAACAATACCCTGATCTGATGCTTTAAATGCAGACTGGCCTTCAACCGTCACTCTATGTGATGGATTTGTTGTGCCAACACCTAGGTTTCCGGTAACCGTATCAAGACGCATGTATTCATTTAGGCTAGTATTTTTTGTCCATACAAATTTTGCAGAAGGAGTTGCTGGTACAGGGTCTTCTATATCAAATACACCTAAGCTACCGCTAGTTGGATTAGGTTTAAAGAAAATAAACGCATCTCCATATCCAGCTGATTCTAAAATAAGGGAGGCTTTATTTCCATATAAGGTTAATTCAGGAGTTATATTTGATGTCCCATACGCTAAAGTGTCTATCTTAACACCTCCATCTGCGTCAACAGTCAAAGATGAATCTCCTAAAGTATTTCCGTCTGGAGTCCAAAGTGGAACAGTGTTAAGCGTTCCAGATCCACCTACAGCGCCTGATCCTGATATGTCAAAGTCAATAACAGTTCCAGTGCCTGCTTGATTAAATGTAACCCCTGTTCCAGCAGTGAATTGATAGCTAGTTGTGGTAGCGTCAGATCCATTTAACCGTATGACAGTTGAATTATTGCTTTTAATGCTGTCTAAAAAATATGTTGTATTAGCAGCTCCCCCTGTTGCAGCGATTGCAACCTCATTATTTCCATTGTCCGTAAGCGTTATACTGTTTCCAGCTGTAAGCGTTACTGTTGAACTTGATGTTCCATCGGTTAATATAAGATCTACGCTAGTTCCATCTTGAGAAGATGTATACGTATATGTAGTATCACCATCTTGGTCCTGCCATAACAATTCACTAGCTGCGTTTGCCACTAATACTTGGCCATCTGTACCAAGAGTATTATTGCTGTCTTTTACAACGCTAAGAATTGACAGTGTTGAGTTTATTGTCGTGGTGTCGGCTGTAGAATCGCCTAATACCGTATTACCATCCGCTTGTAAAATACCCTGAACTGTGACGTTATTAGTACAGTCTACTTCATCGTTGAATGTAGCTACTTCTTCTACTGTTATAGTGCCGTTAAGCTGAGTTGTCCCTGCAACAGTCAGTCCTCCGGCTACATTCACTCCTTGTCCTAAAGCTCCCTGAGTTACTATAGAATCACCTATCTTTTGCCCATCGGGTGTGAATATAGGTATTGCGTTGAGCGTTCCAGTTCCTGTAATATTGTTTGGTACAAGCGCTGAGAAGTCTTGCCAAGATGTTTGAGTTCCCGTTGACGTTAAAATCTGATTGGCTGTTCCGTAGCTATCTGAAGCGTCTTTCAATCCTTCGCCTACTGAGATGTCATTTTCAAATGTAGCAACACCTGTAAGATCTAGATTACCAGTAATACCCGTGTTTCCATTTACTGCTAGTGTTGAGTTGATATCAATACGTGTACCAGCTGCGTTTTGAACAATTACGGAATCACCAATAGCTGTCCCGTCGGGCGTGAACATTGATATTGTATTCAATGTACCCGATCCTGTAATGTTGTTTGGTACAAGTGTCGAGAAGTCTTGCCAAGATGTTTGAGTTCCCGTTGACGTTAAAATCTGATTGGCTGTTCCGTAGCTATCTGAAGCGTCTGCTAAGTAACCCTGCAGTGTTAACGATCCCGTTGTTGTATTCTCCCCCACATTTAATGTAGAAGCAACAATGAGCTTACCACCAATTGTGATTGCGGTGTTCAAAGGGCTGTAAGTTAGTATAGAATCACCTAAAGTATCCCCATCAGGAGTCCAGATAGGGATTGTGTTTAGTGTTCCAGACCCGTCTACAGGGTCTAATTGATCTTCTATGTAAGTTACTAACGAACCAATTGAATAATTTTTAGTCCTACCAAAATTTGGACCTGGTAATCCATCAGTACCAATTACTTTATCGTCATCGTTAATCGTCGAGTCTAGCTCGTAATTCTTGATCTTTGTCATCTATTTCACCTGTTGAGATGTTAATGCTTGCATCTCCATAAGTCTCATTTAATTCAAGCTTAAACTCATTTAGCTTGGCGTCTGCATCGCTGAATGAATGTAAAATTGAATGCTTCTGAGTCTCTAAAAGACCTAAGTCAGTAACAATTTTGTTTAATCCTTGTACAAGCCCCTGGAGTTTCTCCAGCTCTTGCTCTGTAATTTTTTTTGACATTTAATTTGAATTTATTATTTGATGCAAATATACAAATTAATTTTCAATTGTCAACGTAATAGATGTAGGTGTTATTTTAGCTTGTATTTCATGCGCAATAGATTCCTCTATAGAAGAAACTTGTTCCTCACCAATAGCTATCTTAGTCCAAGCTACAACCTCATCATTTGTCAAGTCCTTAAAAGGAATGAAGTTGGTGATATCACTAATATCCAATGTCTGAGTACCAATACTTGTAGCTGAATAAGATACACCTTCTTGTTCTGTAGTTCCTTTTGCTATCCAGTGTACGTTATACACTACGTCCGAGTTATCTTCATTTACAGGATAAACGTCTACTGTTTTGCAATTCCAATCGTAAGTTATCATAATTTTTTAATGCAAAGATACAATTTATTTTGATGGCAAAAAGTTATATACCGTTCCGCCTATATTTACTTGTAATGCATTATCTTTAAAGTTAAACTCTATGCTAGTTACATTACTTATTTTGTAGTTTTAATGCTTCTATTTCAGCTTTTAATTCTTGTACTGCTTTTACCAATATTGGCACTAGTTTTCCGTAACTCATTTCAAGTTTATCTTCGTTTTCAGAATAAACAAGTCTTAAAGTATCGTTGTCTAACTTTTTAACTTCTTGCGCTATAAAACCAAAGTCTTTTTTACCTTTGTTTGCCGAGTAAAATTCTACATCTTCAGTAACGATATTATCATCTTCGTCGAGTAATGGCTCTCCATTTTCATCTAAAACCTCTTGTTGTTTTATTTCTGCTCTGTTATCCCAAACAAATTCTCTTGGTTGTAAGCTATCAATAAAATCTAAACCATAGTTTAAATCTTTTATTTCTGATTTATCTCTTTCGTCAGATAAAGATGTTATTGTTGTTACAGCACATCTTAAAGTTGCTACATTTGAATCACCTAAAGTTATTTCGTTAGAAGCAGCAGCAGCAGATGGTTGTGAATTATAACCAATAAGCGTTACGTTACTACCAGTTGAAGTTGAACCAGCTATTTCGCCAATACAGGTTCTTTTACCTCCAGTTGAATTATCTTTTCCAGCTTCCCTACCAACATAAACGTTTTTGGAACCGCCTGTATTGCTGTACCCAGCTCTATATCCAATACCTACGTTAAAAGAAGCGGTATTGCTTCTCATAGTTTCATAGCCAAGATAAGCCCCGTAAACTGCGGTTGCAGTGTACCCAGCTCTAAAACCTACTGCAGTAGTATAGCTCGGTAAATAAGCTGATGATTGATATCCTATTGCTACTGAATTAGATTTAGAACCACTAGCCAAATATCCAGCTCTTGACCCAAGAGTTGTGTTAAAATTACCATTGAAATTGCCTCCACTTTCTAAACCAATACAAGTGTTGTAAGCACCAGTCGTAATACCATCTCCAGCGTCATGGCCTACTAAAGTGTTACGAGACCCATTTGTTAAAGCATATCCAGTTCCGCTTCCTATTACAACATTGTCTGGTGGATTACCGCTTAAACCAGAAGGTATATGAACAAAGTATGAAGACGTGCCATCAATTAAAACGTCGCTTAAGCCGTTTAGATCAGTAGCACCGCCGCCACCGCCACTTTGCCATTGCACACCACTACCTGTTGAGGTTAACACCTGTCCACTTGTACCTTGAGCTCCAGATATTGTTAAGTTATCTGTATCTATTGTTCCTGCAACATCTAATTTTGCGGTTGGACTAGTTGTTCCAATACCTACATTGCCAGTATTTGTAATACGCATTTTTTCGGTTGGACCACTTCCAGTGGTATTACCTGAAAGTAAAAATCTAAATATACCACCTCCAGTATTTCCACTACCTGCGCCTACAGCTGTAGTGCATATTATTTGACCATTAGCAAACCCGTTTGTTTGATCGTCTTTACCTCCAAATTGTAAAACACCTAGATCTTGACCAGCGCTTATAGTAGTATCTTGATTTATTAGTGTTATTACACCTGGTGTAAAACTTGCGAAGTTTAATCCACCAACAACTAAATTTCCAGCGCCTACACCACTATACCCATAAGTTAGACTTCCAGATATTGTGGTTTCTATATTTAAAGTTTCATCTATATAAGCATCTCCTGTAACATCAAGCTTGTAGCTAGGAGTAGTCGTCCCAATCCCGACTCTGT